TCTGTAAATACTTATCACGTGCGCACCAAATAACCTATTGCGTAACAGTATGACACAACTTCCGCTAATAGCAAAAAAATTTTACCAGGATTCACAATTCAGAATAAGTTATTGTGATATGGGTTACACTGGTTCCGAACGCAACAAAAAATACTTGGCAAAGATGAAGCTTGAGAGCGGTCTCACGGTAACAGGTTTTATGATTACCAAAGATGAGGCTGCCAAGATTAGAGGGTTCTTAAAAAAAATTCGCGAGGCCACGCCTGATGATAAGACTGTCAGGTGCGACTGTTGCGGCGAACGAGTGGTTTGTTATAAGGGGTGCTTTTGATGATATTTTTAGCTTGCGTGTATTTATTTGTGCTTTGGTTGCTTATGATGCTTAGCAGCGACGAACTTAATTTTTTACCTGCGCTCTTGTTGTGGGTATTCTGGCCGATAACGTTTCCAGTGATTAGCATGATGGCGGTGTATAGAAAATGACTGTAATTGCATGGGACGGCAAAACATTGGCAGCGGATAAACAATCTGTTAGCAATGGCAAAAGGTCATTGGCACAAAAAATTATAATTGAAAAGGGAATTATTTTTGCAATTAGTGGATGTATTGAGCATTTTCAGCCATTGCGCGAATGGTATTTAAACGGGTGTGATGTAGAAAAATATCCAAAGTTTCAAACCACAGACTCATGGTCAAGACTGGTTGTGGTTGAGAATAAAGTCTGTTATTGGTTCGAGTCTCAGCCTTACAAAGTACAAGTGTTAGATGAATTCACGGCCTTTGGAAGTGGTAGAGATTATGCGCTAGGAGCAATGGCAATGGGTGCTGATGCAGAGAAAGCCGTTTTAATCGCCAATATGTTTGATATTGATTGTGGGTTTGGAGTTGATGGCTTTAGTAATTGATAGATTTATTAGCCCAAGTGGGAAATCCGACTACCATGAATGCTAATAAATTACATAGCCAATAAAACCGCCGAGAAATTTCACCAGAGCAATAAGGTTGTTCGCTGTTTCAAGGGGCCAATAGGTAACGGCAAGACTGCTGCTTGTATTAACGAGCTTCTAATGCTTGCGTTTTTGCAGTGGCCTAATTCCTCAGGTATTCGTAAAACCCGCTTTGTTATTGTCCGCAACACCTTTCCTGAGTTATCCACAACTACTCTAAAGTCATGGAAGCAATGGGTTCCTGAATCTATCTGCCCTATCGTGATGAACCCTGTTATTCAGGGAAAATTCGTTCAAAAAATATCTGATGGCACGACGGTTGAAATGGAAGTTATTTTTCTCCCATTAAACTGCGATGATGATGTATCAAAATTAATGTCCCTTGAATGTACGGCGATTTACATGAACGAGGCTAAATATTTGCCCTATTCCGCAGTGACAGGTGCAAGGGGTAGGATAGGCCGTTACCCTGCTCAAGCCGATGGATACCAGGATACGCCAACATATCGTGCGCCGCGTGGCACAACATGGAATGAAGAAAAGCAGGATTACGATATTGAAGCATGTCGTCGTAAAGCATTAATCATGGACACTAACCCGCCTGAAACTGACCATTGGTGGTATCAATTAGCGATTAATGGACATCTTGATGGCAGCGAAAACGTTAAGCAAGATAGGCTTGATACTGAAGAAATATTTGATTTCTTTGATGGGCCACCACCACTTATTCGCCAATTAGACGGAACCTACATCAATAACCCTGAGGCCGAAAACATCGAGTTTTTAACAGGCGGCTATAAATATTATCGTGATATGATTGCAGGAAACTCACAGGATTATATCAATGTGAATATTTTAGGAATGTACGGCAGCGTTAAGACGGGCAAGCCTGTTTACCCGCAATTCAATTCACTTATCCATGTATCGCAAGATAGAATGTTTCCTACTGATGGATTGCCAATAGGGCTTGGCTGGGATTTTGGATTAACCCCGTCCGTTTCCATTACTCAAATGACGAAAAAAGGCCAATTGCGCGTTATCGCAGAAATAGTTGGCGAAGATATTGATGCTCGTTCGTTCGCCCGTGATGTTGTTAAGCCTTATCTGCATAAGCATTTTGACAAACATGAAATTGCGTTTAGCTTAGGCGACCCGTCTGGAAATTATCGCGGTGAGGGCGAGGGTAAATCAGCTATTGGTATTTTGAACGATGATTACATGGATGGCGCAGATAGGCTTGATTTAGGATTCACTACTGATCCTGCGCCAACAAATGACCCGACTCAGCGAACGGATGCCGTTATTCGGTTCTTGTCAAAAATTACCGCCGATGGAAAAATCGGTTTTCAGATTGATAAGCGATGCCGTGTTTTGATAGGTGGATTTGAGGGCGGCTACTGTTACGAAAAGTTACGAGTATCTGGCAGTGAAAATAAATATCGCTACAAGCCTGATAAAGGGAAATTCTCCCATGTCCATGACAGTTTGCAATATGCTTGTCTTGGATGGATTGGCTATGTGGAAAAAGATACGGAAGATGATTATACTGATGATGCCCGACAAAGAACAAGTGTTCTCGGGTACTAAGATTTTAATGCCGAGTGGCTACATCATAGAGATATTATATGAAAAAGCTGCTCGAATATTTAGAATCGGATAACTTGGCTGACGAGCTAAGCACAGAAACCCTCGCTTTAATTGCCGGTAAAGTTATTAGGCAATACAATGAAGATTGGGATTCGATGAAAGACTACCGTGATGTAGTGGAAAAAGGTTTGGAATTATCAAAGCCCGATATTAATCCCCGTAGTACACCCTGGGAGGGTTCTGCTAATTACAAATCGACTGCATTGATTTCTGCGTGTGTAGGGTTCGGCGACAGAGCTTCGCTAGAACTGCTTTCTAAGAAGAAAGAACTATTCATGTTGGACATCATAGGTTCTGACGATGCCGAAAAGACTAAGAAGTTAAAGGCACAACGTATTCAGAAATATGAAAATCATTGCATCCAGTACGCTATGGGTGATTGGATTGAAAGCCAGTCAAAACTTCTTTACACCTTACCAGCCTACGGCACAGTGTTTAAGAAGATTTTTTACAACCCTATGGACGGGGTGAAAGTTTCTACCACAATAAACTACCCAAATTATGCTATCAATCAGGCATCTACGTCGCTTGAAACCTGTCGCGCATTTACCGAGAAACACTGCATAGCGCTGAATGAAGCTGAGCAGTATATTCGCTTAGGGTGGTGGTCTGATATTAATCTCACTATCGACAATGAAGATATTGACGATGAGTATCTTGAGCAGTATTGCTATTGGGATATGGATGATGATGGTTACGAGGAGCCCTATTTAATCACTGTCCATAAAAAAACGGAACAGGTTTGCCGCATTATTGCAGCATATAAACTCGAAGATGTTATTTTTAAAAATGGCGATGTTATTTCTAATCTTGGCAAGGCAAAAGAACTTGATGCCATTGATGAAGTCGTTAAGACCGGTAAAGTTATTAAAATTAATCGCCGCATGAGTATTGTTAAATACGGGTTTATAAAATCTGTTGATGGTAATTTTTTGGATGTCGGCCATTATTATTTATTGTCGGCATTAACCGCGCTTATCAACACAACAACCAATATGTTGCTGAATGGTGGTGCGTTAGCGCACTTACCAAGTGGGTTTTTATCGAAAGAGCATCGTGCGCGTAAGGGTAAGTTACAATTTCAGATTGGAGAATTTAAACAAACTGATATACCTGCCATCGCATTGCAAAATTCAGTAATGAAATTACCCGTCAGTGATATTGGGCAAGGATTGTATTTATTAAATGAGTCAGCCAAAAAGGAAAATGCTGATTTTGCAGCTTCACTGGATATGGAGGGGTTACTAGGTAGTCACGTATCAGCAACTTCTGCATTGGTTGCGAGCCAGGAGGCGTTAATTCCCCATTCAGCCATTATGAACAGCATTTTAAGGTCACAAACCAAAGAGTTTGAGATGCTTTACGACTTAACGCCTGAATACTTAACGGATGCCGAATATTCCGCCATTATTGGTGAGCAAGCAAGTGTTGCCGAAGATTACGATAAATCATCGATGATTAAAGCAACAGCGCAATCAGCCATGAATAACGTTGTGGTTGAAATGTACCGCAAAGAAGCATTGATTGGCATGATACCGACAATACTTCAGGCAGGCGGTAACGTTATTCCTATCATCACGGATTACATTAAAGAAATTGGCGGCACCGATATTGAGGCCATATTTAAACCAATGTCCGAAGAAGAACAAATTGCGAAGTCAAAAGAAATGACCATGCAAAAACAAAAAGAAAGCCAATTAGCAGACCTTAATATTGCTATTGCTCAAGGACAGGTCGAAGCATTTAAGGCAGAGCAAGAAACAGCATTAGCGAAACAGGAAAATGAACGCGCTAAGTTGATGCAGCAAATTAAAGTTATGATTGCTGACGAGCATAAGAAATATGTCGAGGCCGCAGAAATCAATGCCAGGGCAGAATCAACTTACATCGATAATGCTCAGAAAGCATCTCCTAAGGAAGTTAGCAACGCAGAACATGAAGTTGATGAGCATATCAATAAAACTGAATAAGTAGCTTATCATTGTAAATGTAATTGATATGTAATACAGTGACGACACTGCAAGTGCAGGAGTTTGCCTTAAGGAGGCGTAGATGAATAAATACAGTGATTTACTTGAAGTTCCTACCAAGCCAGACCCCGATAGTATGCAATCATGGCTCAATTCAGAGCAAACGCAATGGTTCCTAAAAACCCTCACCATCGAATATTTTGAATTACTAGAATCGTTACCTAATATTGCGCTCGGCAGTGCTTTTGAAGATTTAAAGCAGCTCCATGTGTCGCAAGGCGGCTTAAATTCTTTGGAGTTCGCCATTAACATAATTGAAGATTGCGCAATCAAGGAAAAGGATGATAAAGATGAGTAAATCATACATACCCACAGGCTTTCATATCCTAATCGAGCTCGACCGCGTTGAAGAAAAATCAGCAGGCGGCATTATTGTCAATGTTGGCGATGAAGCCAAGCGCGAACAAGGGGGCATGAATCGTGGAACAATTTTAGCATTCGGCAACACCTGCTTCAAGATGATACTCCATTCGCAGTCGCATTAAAAAATGCTGAATGCCTTTATCTATGACAATACACGGCTTTCCATCAAGATATGTGCATTTTTCATAGTACGCGGCCTCAGCTTGCTGAACCTTGCCATCTATGTCGGGAAATATATGATAAAAAAATTCCTCTCGGCTAAATTGATAGTTAGGGAAATTAAGTTTCAATTGCCCCATTAATTTAACTCTAGGAGGTCTTTGTTGCGGCTCATGACCTGCCCTATCTTCAGGTTTTTTGGCCGTCATGCTATTTAATCCGATTGTTTTGCTCATTCTTTTGCCCTCGATAATGCTACTGATTTTAAAAACGCATCTTCTTTGTTGTTCCACGCGCTCGGCATTTCTTTCCATATTTTTCTTTCTTCCGCAGTTAGGTCGCGCATAGTCAGCTCACCTTTTTTAGATGGCGCTCCTGTTGGTGTTCTGCTACTGATTGTCGTAGGCGCTTTATCATTAACAGTTTTTGCAAAGGCAATATTGACCTTGTACTCCATTTCCTCAATAGCTTGCTCAGTTGATTTACCAGACTCCACTGCTTTTTTAAACACATTAATGGCGTATGGCGTTTTTGGATTATCGTTATCCAAAATCCATGCGTTTTCAGGCCGCCCCTGCCATTCATTAATTGCATTTGTATCAACAGATAATGGCGTTG